CTGGTATACTTGAAGATCCTCGTTCTGGAATAGAATATCTTGGAGAACCCATTCCATCCAGGAAGTTGTTAGTTGGAACCTTTGATCCTGAACCAATTCCAGGGAAGGCCTGATTATTTAGTGCTTCTAGGAATGGCATATTGTTTTTTGCTACCGATTTTCTTATAACAAATTCACCTGGAGTAAGCATCGCTGGAACCTTGTCAGTCATGCCTACGCCTGGCACAGTGCTACCGTAAGCCATTTTTAGCGTTGGAGGTGATTCATTTGATCCTTTATATGCAACGCCTCCATAAGCCATTTTCATCATTTTTCCACCATACTGCCTATATTGATTATGGTCAACTCCAGATACGTTTTTAAAATCAGCCATCAATGATTTTAGCATTTCTTTTTGAGCACTTGTTAAGTTTTTTTGAGCCCTTATAGCTTCTATGGTTTGCTTTTGTTGAAGCAAGTATATTCTTAGTTCTGTTGCAGCTCTTGCATCAGCCAACTTTAGTCTTTGCTCTTCAATAATATATAATCTATCTTCAACTACCTCTATTTGTTCATTAAGAGTTTTATTTCTTCCCAATATTTGCTCTCTTGTTAACATTTCATTATTAATTGATATTGCTAAAGATTTTATTTCTGACTGCATCTTTTCTTCCAATGCTGCTCTTGTATCTTCAAGTTGATATTGTGCAGATTTATATTGCATATCATTTGCCGCACTTGCTGCTGCTGCTATATCTCCAGATGCTAGGGCGGTTGCAAGGCTTAGTCTAGATTCATCTTGACTTAATATTCTATCATTTGTATTAGCAACCTTATCTAATGCCTTAAATCTTTCATCATAAACTTTATTTATAGAGTCTTCTTTTTCAGAAAGTTCCTCAAGACCTCTATTATTTAATGCTAACTGTCTTTGCTTTACTCTTATAACTTTATTTTCATTTTCGGCATTTTGTTCTAATGCTTTTGTTTGGCTGTTTAGACTTGCAATTGTTTTTTCTTCTGAACTCATTGATAGGTATGCAAAAGCTCTGTCAGCAATCAATCTTTTTTCTGCAGACTTTGTTAATTCATCTAAAATTCTTTTTCCTTCTTTTCTAATTTTAGAAGTTTTTGATTCTGTCATTGCAATTGCTTCTAGATATCTTACTTGATCTATTAATAAAATTGCTTCCATTTTTGAAGTTCCAATAATTTCCATAGTTACTTGCAAGTATTTTTGTTTTTCTTTTGTAAACTTAATAAATTCTTCTACATATTCTTTAAGAGTTTGAGTTTTAGATCCGCCTTTGTCTTCGTTAGGATCGTCACCTTGCGTATCTATTGCCTTATTATATTCAGTCTTGAAAGCTTTGGCGGCATCTACTTCTGCTTGTTCTATAGCCTGTAAAACTGCTTTATTCGCTCCACCTTCACCACCAGCATACTGTTCTTGCGCTGCTAAAACTTTTGTTTGATATGTTGTTGTGTAAACTAGCAGTAAATCTTTTCTTGTTTTATCATCTAATTTTAAAAATCCGTTAAGTTCTTCACCCATAAGATCATATCCAATAGTATCAAAAACTACTTGTTTTGTAATTGGAGTTTCAAGAGCATGTATTCTTGTTGCAGCAGAATATAAAGAGTCTATTTCTTCTTGACCAATTGTTGAAATATCTATAGTTGTTGTAATTGCTGAAAAACTTTCAATAAATGATAATTTATCTTTTAATTCATCCAGCTTATCTAAGTCAATATTATCAAAGTTTACTATTTTTCCTAATGCAATTCCTCCATATTGTGATATTTCTCCAGCAAGAATTGATGCAAGTATTTTTGTAGAAGCTGCAACGTTGTCAGAACCAATTGCATCTTCTAAGTCTTTTGACATTTGTTTTGCAAGTTCTTCACTAGCTCCAGAATCTATTAATGTTTTCACATATATATCTTTATATTTATTTAAATTTTCTTTTAATGCATTTAATGCTATTGAATTTTTTGCTTCAAGATCTGCTTTAATTTGTGCCTGCTCCTGTTCGCTTGCAGTAGGAACCATGGGACCTGCCTCTGTTGCTCTTGTTGGATCAATTGGTTGCGTTGGGTCTAATTGACTATTTGTTTGTTGGAAGCGCCTTAAAGCATCTCCAGATTCCTTTGCAGCTTTTAAAAGATCTTCGGTTGAATTAAATCCAGAAGTTTTTGCCAATATTATCATTGACCTTGTACTTATTTTATCGGACTCTTCATTTAATATAGAAACCTGTCTATTATATTCTTTTAAATCAATAGTTCCTTCTTGGAATGCAAGACTTATAAGGGCTCTTGCGTTTGCTTCTTTTTTATAATTTTCAACTGTTATTTCTGAATTTTGTGATAAAATTTGTTCATCTATAAATCCTTTTCGTCCACTACCAAATAATCCCTGTAAAATCTTTTCTCCAAAATTTAATTCATTATAAACTTTTTGAGCATCTGCTTTAAGCTGAGCTAAATCTAGCTTAGCAGAGATTTCTGCATTAATTTCTACAGCATTTGTTAATAAATTTTTTCCTCCTACTCCAATTAATGAAGTCAACTCTCCAACAACTTGAACTCCAAACCTTTCGTCTCCAATGGCTTTACCAACTTCTGAAGCAATAGCTGCCGCCTCTTCTGGACTAATTATTCCAGCAATTATTGAAGATGTTAATTGATTTCTTAAAGCTTTTACAGCATCCCCTCCAGAAGATTTTACATTTTTAATATCATCTACCATTGTTTTTCCAGCACTTGATTGAACAAATCCCGTTCCAGCCTGTTGATCCTCTTGCGATATAGTTGAGCCTGAAGCTTTTTCAATTGAAGATGTTAATAATTTTTGAGAATTTGTTTGTCTTCCAAAGAATTTCGCCATCTCATTAGTTTTATCAGCACTTCCATACATTGCTTTTGTAAATTCTGAAGATGCTTTTTTTGCCTTTTTTAAATCTTGATTTAAAGCATTTAATAAAAATCCTGTAGTAAGTAAACCCTGTACAGCAATACCAATTGGACCCCCTATCATTGCAAATTTTGAAAATGTGGACACAGAGGTTGCAATTTTAGGAATTAACTTTCCCATTCCTTTTGAAGTTAATTGAGTATTTTTTGAAGCCACTACTAATGTTTTTGAAAATTTATTAAATGCTGCTACTGCAGCTAGACTTGCTGCAGCTCCAGCTGCTTCTTTTCCAAATGCACTTTCTACTCCAGCTTTTTTTGCAATGAATTCTCCACCAGCATATCCACCAATTCCTACACCTATTTGTTTAACATTAAAACCACGCTTAAGAGCCCCTGGTCCTTTTTCTACTTTAACACCAGATGCTTTCATATCTGTAATAAATCTAGAAGCTCCACCTTTAATTGAATTTCCTGCAGAGTCTACTGTGGATACCATTCTTTGCATTGCCATTGTATGCATTGCTCCTGCTTTTGCATATGCTGTATTGTTTGCAGATATTTTTGCAAATGTTGTTGATAGTTTTTGTGCCCCATCATTTAATGCTAAGTTAAGTTTTACAATAGCTCTTGATGGTGTCATAGATGTATCTGTTCTTAATGCTTGACCAGTTGCGGAGCTACTTGCTCTTTGATATGGATCTCTTTGTCCCATCATAATATTTGCTCTTGTATATGGAAGACCAGGAAGTGTTGGTTTTAAATATTTTACATTCTGAACTATTCTTTGAATATTTTCTTTAGCAAAATATTGCATACCTGCAACTCCGCCAGAATTTAATTTTTCACCATTATTAATTTGTTTAAGCAAATCCATATTTCCTTGTGTTGCTTGTTTGTTTACAACAAATTCTCCAGGGGTAAGCATTGCTGGAACGGTATCGGTATTTCCAACTCCAGGAACAATGGTTCCATTATTTGCTCTTAAAACATTTCCTGGTGAAACAATTTTTCCTCCAAGATTTACTCCAGTGGAGTTGCTCCAGGAATTTAAATAATCTTCGTTTGCCTTCTTTTTAATAGCCTTTTCTAAAATTGCCGCCTCTCCAACTGGATCTGATAGCTTCATTTTTTTAGGATTCAAACCAGATATTTTAAACATTGCAGCTAGAACAAGTTTTTCAGCTTTTGTTGGATTAGAGGTTGTCATTAAAGTTTCAATAATTTTTTTACTTTCACCAGTTGTTGAAGATGTTACTTTTCTTGTTATACTTGCTATAGAATGTAATGTTTGTGGAGAAAGTAGTACTTCATCCATGCTGAAATTTGATCCTGATGTTGGAGTGGTAAAGGGTAGAGCTTTGCCCATATCAATTCCAGCAGTACCCTTTTTAGAATTAACAAGTATTCTAGCAACCTGTGCTACTTCTCTACTTCCAGTTCCAAGATCATTTAGCCCTGCTGAAATTTGAAAAGCGTCTTCCCTATTTCTTGTAGTTGATCTAACTGATCCTGTTGAAAAAGATTTTGGATTTTTTGCAAGCAATTCGGCATCTGCTGGACTTAATGCTCTAAATAGTTGGTTTCCCTTTCCTACATTTCCTTTTTGGGTAAACTGTTCTAGTATAGATCTAGACGTGCTATTACCTTGATGTGCAAATCTTGGATTCATCCAATATTCTTGTAAGGATGACATTTCTCTTTGATTTGCCATAGGAGTTTTTATTTTACCAGTAGGTAAAACTTTTTTTAATAAGCTTGAAAATATTTCTCCTCCAAAATTATATCCTGGTATTATTCCACCATTATTTCTTTTTACAGTTTCTGTCTGTAGAACGGGAAGTTTAGTTTTTAAATCACTTGATACTCCAGTTATTCTAGATGTTCTTTTACCTAAAAGCGTTTCTTGTTCTTTTTTCATTAATTCCATAGCATAGCCAGGGCTTCTATGATAAGCAGTAGGTATTCTGCTTCCAAATGCTTCCATTAAATTTAAAGCAGGAGTTCCAGCTGGTACTTTTTCATTTATTAATAATTGTTTAACCATTTTTTCTGGAAAACGGCTATTAAATGTTGCCTTACCTTCTTTATAAAATTTTAAGTAATATGAAAGTACTTCTTCAAATGTCATTTCACTTCCAGGATTTCCCCTTGTTAAAGCATTACTCCATGAAGACTGTGCAAGCAATCTTCTATAATCATCAGATCCAGGAACTAGTTTTCTTCTTTTTGCTTCTTTAATTCCTTTTCTAACTAAAGCTATATTTGTTTTATATCCTGCAAGACTATCTATACTTGATGTAAAAGCACTTGTTAATCTATTGCTTGATCCAGCTATAAACGGATTGAAATCTAAATTTCTATTACCTGTATAAGAGCCAAAACTTTTAAAATTTAAAATCATATCATGAAGTTCATCATAATTTCCAGATCTAAGTGCTCTAACAATTTTTGCTTGTTGTGCAACTGGAAGCTCATCGCTCATATTGCTTCCTACAGTAGTTGCTCTAGTAAGACTTTGTTGTTTTTGTGTAGGTTTAAACTGTGAATTTAAAGAATTTAACATAGTAAAGTCTGGATCACTTACTGTATTTTGTTTAGTTACACCATTCCACCCATGCTGTAGATCTCCCTCTCTTATTTTTTTTGGTCCACCAGTTCTAAGATACTCATTTAAAGTTTTAAAATTTAATTTTCTTTGTTGGCTTGGAAGTCTTGTTCTTGTTCTTCTAAGAGATTTTATTGCGTTACTACCAACTTGTGAAAGAAGTTCTCCTCCAGGATTTAAATATTGAACTCCTGGAACTTTTCCACCCTTGTTTGCAAATAATGTATCTATCACGTCTTGTAATGGTTTTGGTGTAGAGGTGTGTGCAAAAAGACTATTATCTTTTCTTGATCCTGCCAGCCTTCCTACTTCTACACTCTGACCATTCGGAGACCTAAATTTTAGAACTTGAGCAGTAGTTGATCTTCTTTTTGAGCTTGTGTGGGCCCCCATGCTTCGAGAAAAAAGTTTCCAAACTTCCAAAGCCTCTGAGTTTCCTCCTAGTTCTTTTCTAATGATGTCATCAGAGACTTGCCAAAATGGGTTTGCCTTATCCCCTAACCTTGATCCTTTAGATATAGTTTTAAAATATTCTGAGTGAATGCTGTTTGATAATTTAGCAGCCGTTTTTTCATCAATAATAGGATTTCCTGTTCTTGTCAATGCATCAAGAAACTGTTGTGTAGAACTTCTGTTCTTTCCATTACTTGCTAGAAATGCAGATTTCATTAATTCAGTAGGAAGCGACCCAGTAGAAAGTAGTCCGTTAATCCTTTCTCTTGAAATAACTCCATTTTTTACAAGATCTGGAAATTTTTTCAAAACTTCTGGATCAGTTATATCTCCTATATATAGCCCCCCCGTTCCTTTGGGGACGTATCCATCACCTTCGCCTCTGAAATTTGGATGAACGACCTTCATCTGTTCTTTATTTAATTTTCCAGGAACTATTTTATTAATTTGACTAGTAGCGTTTGGACTATTTTTAGCTCTACTTATACTTGAGTTTCTTTTTAGCAAGGCCTGGACTTTAGGATTTGCGGTAGTACTTTTTAAGAAGTCGTCAAGACTCCCCATGCCACCTCTTTTTATTAGGTCAAGAATTAACCTTGCCTGGGAAACAACTGCTCCTCTATTTAAATGCTGAATTCCTTTTGCCATTCCTCCAGAATTAAATGACTGTGATTTTCCATTATTATTAATTTGATGTAGAAGTCCTAAATTATTTTGAGTAGCTTCTTTATTTACAACAAATTCTCCAGGGGTAAGCATTGCTGGAACGGTGTCCGTATTTCCAACTCCAGGAACAGTAGTTCCACCTGACATAAATATTGGTCCACCAGAATTTCTTCTTAATGCTCTAACTATTAAATTACCAGGATTAATTCTTTTTGCTCCACCAGCCACTCCAGCCGTTGCCCCAGCCGCTGCAGTAGCTCCTGCGGCACCTGCAGCACCTGCAACTGCAAATGATGGCAGGCCTGCAGCAGCTCTTTGAGTAGCAATCATTGCAGAATAGGCTCTTGTCAAGTTTCCTACAGCCACTGCTGCCGCATTTGCTGATCCAGCTTGTTGGACAAGCGTGGTATTTAAAACTTGTGTGGCTCCAGATAGTTGTTGTGCGGCCATTGCTGCATCCATTTCAGCAAGGCTCAAATATTTTGCACTCTGAGTAACTGCTTTAAAAGCACCTACTGGACCTCCAGAGATAAATCCTTTTCCAATAAGGAACATATTTTGTCCAACTTTTGCCATAGTTCCAAGTAGGTTCAAGAACAATCCAGCCATCATTGTTAATGCTGGAAGAACTACTCCAACAGCTATTGTAAAAATTGCTATAAACTTTTTAGTACCATCTGATAATCCATTAAATCCATCAACTATTTTTGTAACAAAATTTACAATTGGAATTGCAATTTGAACAAACACTTGACCAACAGGAGCTATTGCTAATTTAAATCTTTCTACTGCCCCAATTAATTGAACTCCAAAAGATTCTTCAATGGTTTTTAATTCTTTGTCAGCAGTTGCTCCAAGTTGCTCTGTCGTGTATCCCATTGTTGCGATAACCTGTTGAGCCTGAGATCCTTTTCTGTTAATATTATCAAACAATGCCCCAAGTTTTGCATATTGGAATTTTCCAAATACTTGTTCAAGTGCTTGCTGTCTTGAAAATTGATCAAGACCTGCTAGGGCTTCTGCAAATGCTGTCACTGTTCCCATAAGGTCTCCCTTATTTGCTTGGATAATTGTATCCAGACCAATTCCCATTCCGCTTAACATTTCTGTTGCTTGTTTTGATGGATTAATCAAGGAAGCAAGTCCAGACTTCAATGCATTCGCACCTTCTGCAGCATCAACTCCACCCTCTTGCATTGCTGCAAGAAAAACTGTAAGGTCTTTTACGTTTCCACCAAGACCATTAATAACTGGGGCAACCCGAGGAATTGCGGTAGCAATATCGTTGAGGGTAACGACAGTCTGGTTCTCAACCATATTTAAAAAGTTAACGGTGTCTGCTAGCTCTTGACCAGATAGTTTAAAGGCAGACTGTAAAGAAATTGTAGTTTCAAGTGCTTGGTTTTGATCCATTTGTCCAAGAGTTGCGAGCCTTGTTGCCTGAGTTACTGCATCAGTTAGTTCTGCACCTTGCCTACCTGCTGCCGCTGCTTCTGCTGCAAGTCCAATAGTATCTTTTACTGCAATGCCATATTTTGTATATTCTCTAGCAAGACTTTTTATTGCTTCTAGATTTCTGTTGGTATCTTCAGTAGTTGTAGTAAGATCTCCATAAACTTTTTTAAATGCAACCATTTCTTTTTCAAGCTGCATAAATGTTTTTCCAGCAACTGCCCCGAATATTGTAAGAGGTACGGTAAAACCAACCATAAGTTGGCGACCAGCCCATTGAACATTTTTACCAAAATTGATAAGTTGTGTAGATCCTTGCTTGAACATTGAAGAAAGAATTTGTGCTTTTTGAGCAGCGACAACGGCTTGTGAAGAAAATGCAGCAAGTGGTCTAACTGCTAAAACATCTTGAAATCCATTTGCAGCACCAGAGGTGGCTATAAATTGTGTTTGAAGTCTTCTTGCACGTTCTGATGCAAGTGCCATCGTCTCTGCGGCAATTGCACCATTTCTATTAAATTTTGCACTAAAAAAATTACCGAGAGAGGCTTTTCCCTTGGATAAATTTTTATCTAATGTTGATGCTGCAGTTGAGAGCCTTACTGTTTCTGTTGTGAACAATCCAGTCTTGTTGATTGCGTTTTGTAGATCTTTTGAATATTCAGATGCGAAAGTTCCCTGCGCCCTATTGCCCTTGTTAAGGGCTAAGTTGAAAGCATTAATCTGGGCTTGCAAGGCTTGAAGTTGAGACGCAGCACTGCCTGTATTAATCTCAATATCAATAATGCCTTTTGCTACTTCAGCCATCATTCACCACCTCGTATTCTAAACCCTGTCCAATGCCAAATCCCGCTCTTCTAGCGGCAGCACCTTGCAAAGCAAGAATATCATTAGGATTTGACGTAGCACCATTGCTAAAAGCTCTGGCCTTTATCTCTTCCCATTTATTTTCAGACGAAGAGGAATCCATATCTACACCCTGTAATGCTGCTAAAAATTTCTTTTCTTCATAGTCTTGACTACTTTTAGCTTCTAGTATTGCTACCAGTTCAGGCATTGATATACTTTCCTCCATATCAGAATAATTCTTCCAGAACCCCAGAAGAAATACTCTTGATTCTAACTCAGCAAGATCTAGTTCGTCCCAACTAGAGCCGCTGCTAGTGCGTTTGGGTCATTCAACTTGATCCCTGCAGCCACTTCAATAATTTTATACACAGTTGGAAGATCTAAAATTTCATCCAACTGCTCCTTCGTTGCTATATCTGGGTTATACTGCTTCATTGCAATAGTTGCACAGCTTAACAAAAGATCCATTGATTTGATATTATCATCTGCAATTTTTGGATCCGAAATCTTTTGAAACTCTTTCATAAAATCTCTCAATAAAGAAATCTTTAGTGGTTTCATAGAAATAGCAGAACCATCTAATAGTTCTACCTCTACAACTTCATATACACTTGTTGCCATTTATCCTCCTATAGAATATATTCAATTATATCATAGAGTGCTTGTATAAAAGAAATTACCTACCCCCAAATTAATGAGAGTAGGTAATATCTATTATTCAGTTATATTAAGGTATTGCTAGGCTGTGCCTTTTACACGGTCAACAATCTTGCCGTACGAGCCATTGCTAGCTGGTAGCAAACGGAACGATACTTCGTATGTAGATGCAGTATCACGCTTTGCCGAAACTGTTACACTGTCAATAGACAGGGCACGGTTTGCAACATAGACACGTTCAACCTTGCTTGCGCCAGTTGCTGTAGGATCACCAGAACCTGGGCCAATAGCAATAAGTGCACGTTCCAAAGGAACCTCACCTAAGTCTCCTGCGGACAGGTTAAGTTCTAATTCATCTGGATCACCGCTTGTATAGTTAGAGTCTGAAGTTGCAATTGCAACAACAAGATTTTCAAGAGTAGCTTCAGCAAATGCTGTTACCATATTCACCTGCATACCTTGCTTGAAAAGCTTTGCAACGTCAAGAAGCTGATCAACCTGAACTTCACCAAAGTCTGGCTGGAATTGTACTTCCAGACCGTTCATAGTGTAGCCCACGTTTCTCCAGTTTGCTGTGCTTGCGTCAACAGTGTCTGCATAAAGTGTTCCTGCTGCGAAAGCTGGGACACTTGATACGGATCCACTATTGAAGGAGTACTCTGCTGGGGTTGTTGCTGGAATGTATTCCAGTGGGCCCTGCTTTGAGATAAACAGTTGTGCTGCTCCAACAATAATTTGATTGGAATTTCCACGAGTAGCCATATTTTTTTTCACCTCACTTTAAAGTCTTTAAATTTATAGGGATTTGGCGTTTCCTAAGTTAATTATATACCCAGTTTTTATGATTCGTTAAACTGTTTTGAATGATAGTCATATCTAATAATAAGATCTCTTGTTGGGTTATATTCCATAAAATCAGACACATCTTGTTGGGTATCTGTGAATCCAGACTGATACACATTTACACAATGAAAGTAATACTTGTTCAATTCTGAGTAGCTTGAAGAGTTATAATCTGACAAGGTTTTAGTAAATTCGTTAATATCACTTGCTGCATCATCTTCCCTGTCTAATATATTTTGAATAAGACTTGTAAGGTTTATGGTTGTGGCATACCTATCTTGCTGATTCCTCTGAGTGTCATACAGCGAGCCACCAACGATTGTATACCTCATCTGGTCAGTCTTGACAGGGTAAAAATATTTATAGCCTCCACGCACTCTACTAAACTTATCAAACATAATATACGGCAAATCATTTTCAAGCACCCCAGTTGGAAGATTGCTTGCTGGTGCTGGAAAGAACGGAACTATGTCAGGTCCTCCAGAAGTTGGCCCATATAGGTTGTAAAATGCTGGAGCATGAGTTCTAAACTGTTCCCACACATAAAGATTTATAATATTTTCTGGTCTATAAACCATTACTTCCTCCTGGAGCATTCATAATCCATGATAGTGCAGCTTTTCTACCTTTTGCAGAAGCCCCACCCTTGGTTGCAGATGCAAAGTATGTTTCAAAAACTTTTGGATTTGCAAAGTATTGATAGAACCTTATTGCTTTTAAATGTACTTCTGTAAAGTATGATCCATAAAATTCATTGAAGGCTTGTAAGAATGAGCCTCTCGTTGCTGCTCCACCAGGATTTGCAATTACAATTGGACCACTTCTGAAGAACTCTTCTCCCTCTATTTCAAAGAATAAAACTTCTGCCTCAACTTGATTAATAGTTACAGTTTGACCATCTTCCATAATCTTGGCTTTATCATAAAATGGTACCGTTGATGTTGGAGAAGGAACGTCTGATTGTAAAAAATCAGCAGAGACTACTGCAGATGTATTGTTAGAAGACATTGTTAATTCAAATAATCTTCCCATTGGATTTCCAACTGCCCCCCATTCGTATACATGGTGTAGCATCCCTGGATGAGACCTGGCAAGACCATCAAGATAATCATAGAAGGCATCAATTGACTCTTCTCCAACCTTTCTATTTAGAACCTCTTTGTTTCTTCTTAACTCTGTAAGAAAAGACTCTGAATAATCAACAGTATTTTTAAGCATCTTGATAACGTTATCGCCTCTAATCCTTGCTGTTATCATTCTGGTGTGTCCCACTTCTGATTTGCTGACCTTGTTAGAAATACTCTATACATTCCAATATTATGAAACATATCAAAACTTGGAACTATAGTTTTGACCTCATACTTTGTTTTTACCGTCTCAGCCTTTGTTTTAAGATTTTCTGAATTAATCCAAACTGGATCACCATTTGGATCTCTAAAATTAGTTACTGCAGTTGCTGTTATTGGATAATATTTTCCATCTGACTTTTTTCTAATATCTTCATTTGTTCTAAAAAATATTGATGAGTCATAGTTGAACGACTTGTCTCTAACCTTCAACTCAGCGTCAAGGAGACCAGTTACCGCACTGATTGCAGAACAGTCAACTTTTCTATCTAACTGCCAAGTTCTTGTCATATTCCCATACTCTGATTGTACTTCAACTGAATAATAAATGTCTGCAGTCATTGGATAAAGAATGTCGTCAAGAGATGAATTAAATAACATTTATAACACCGCAATGCGAATATTATGCTTATACTTTTGCAAAATTCTATCTACTACAAGATTTCCAGTTGAAGCATTGAAATTTTTGGCAAACTTAATTTTAAAATCATCATTGTCAAATGACTCAATATACTTATTTAAGTACTTCATATTATCACTTGAGATATCAACACAAAGTAGTTTTGCTGCGTCTTGAATATCTTGTGGAACAACTTTATATCCAAAATCAGCATCTATAAGATAATCATATCCATCGGCAAATGCTCTTGAAAGATATCTATCTCTCCATACCTGGGGATATTCTGTCTTATTGTCCTCACCATAAACAGGAACTACGGATGTTCTGTCTTTGCTAATAGCAAAATTTGTATCATTAGACATTAGTGTGGAATCAAACATTAGTGTTCCATTTTCATACACTTTGTAAAGCTTATTTATTTTTTCATTTACTACCAAGTAATCAGAGCCATTTCCAACTATCTCTTTTTCTTTTCTAACAAATCCAAATCCCTCTGCAACTTCAGAGTCGATTATGTGCCGAGCAATTCTTTCCATTTCTGTAACTGCGGGTAAAGATTTGTTCAAGCTTTCTGATAATGCCAATAGATTTAATACATATGGTCTAACAATATCAATATTGTCAATGATAACAACTTCATCTAAGTAGTTAGAAACTACCCCTTCTAAAATGGCATCATATGAAGAATACTTATCATTAAGTAAAAATACTACTTTTCCAGAAATATCAGATTCTGCTGTAATGACAGTCCCAATATCATTAGAAATATCTGTATATGTTAAAGTGTATTCTGATTCAGGAATTAATCCTGTAAAAATTGCAGATGGAACTTGTCCATTGATTCTTAAAATTTCCATTATTTAACACCGAAAACTTCGGCTACCTCCTCGTGAGATGCGACTCTAATTTTTGGGAACTTTATAACCCATACATCAGCATCTTTTTTATTTACAACATTATATCCTCTATCAAGTTTGCCAAGAGTCTTTTCATAAACTCCTGAATTCTCAACAAACAAACAAACTAAACTATCTTTAATTTTTTCCATAACGCCTCTATAGTATTATAGCATTTATAAATAGATGAAGGGGAGACAAGTTAATGTCTCCCCCACAAATATTGCTAGACTTAACTAGGCTTCTTGCATGAATGCTACTGCATCAGTTTCTTCGACTGCAATACCAAAGCGTAAGAATACGGTATATTCTACTGTATCTTTCTTTGGCTTGAATTCACGGTGCACTGTTACATCTCTCTGGAAGCCCCAGATACGGTTTTCTGGGAATGTAAGTGATACATAACCAGAAGGCATCAAAGGAACTTCGACTAGTGGAAGACCCAGAACACGATATGCGATTGGCATACCCATGGTTTGCGGAGCAGTACCATCGATAACACGCTCAACAATCCTTTCTGAATTCAGGTTACCAGCAGAACCTAGTCCGTTGATAATTGTACCAACAGTCTCTGTGTCTGCATAGAACTTCATGTTCGAGCGAGCTGCACGGTACTTGCGAGGCATTGCAAGGATAAGTCCCTGCAAGTCTTCTACAGTTGTACCATAAGTCGCTGAATTTCCATCAGCTTCGTACGAGACGAAACCTTCAAGGATATTAAGGAAGTTGTTTGTACCACTTCCTGTACCATTGATGGCTAGATCTTCAAGATCGTTTGCGAAAGCACGGGTCATTGTACGGACCAAGTGATCCTCAAGACCAGAACCTTCGATATTATCCTCAAGAGCTTCAGTTGAAACTTCCCAGTCAAGACGAATCTTTTTCGTGGTAAGTTGAACCTTAGTGAATTGAACATCGGCATTTGTGTAAGATGCATCAGCTTGTGCTGCTGCACGAATTACACGCTCTCCAACATTCATCTTTTCAAGTTCGGTTGTATTAGCTCTCATTGTAACTCTACGTCCATCACGAGCTAGTACTTGTTGTTCAAAGATATACTCAATGAACTGACGTGACTGTTCTGGCTGCAAAATACCGCCATCAGATACTAGATCACCAACTGGGTTAGTGTTATCGAGAATACCAGCAATTGGATCGGAGACACCTCCGATACCACCAGATACGATTGAACCTGCTGCAGCCGACTTTTCTAAAATTTCATTATTTTCTGTCATTTTTTATTTCACCTCCAGTTTCTATTAAGAATATAGGTCAGCGGAACTTAGGAAACGTCCACCCCACATAGACCCTTTTGTTATTTTTGTTCCCTGAACGATCCCGCCGAGATCGCCAGACTTTTGGACAGCTGTGTCGTCTTCTAGACCGTCAACTCGCTTTCCGAAATCTTCAAGATTGCCTTTTACTCCAGAAATTTCTTCCTTTACGGTATCAATTGACTTTCTGATACCTGCAACCTCTTCATTTAGTGACTTAATTGTTGAAACAAGTTCACTCACTGCCTCTGTTACTGAAACCTTGATTTCGTCAACAGCTTTTACAAGCTCAGAATCAGTTGCATTAACCTCAGCAACGGACTTTTCAACTTCAACGACATCGGAAGCAACTTCTGCAAGCGCCTCTTCTGAATCAGCAGACTTAACTACTGTTTCCTCAACATCGTCTACTGCGTCAACTGATTTTTCTACGGTTTCTTCGGCAGGAGCTTCGGCAACAGTCTCATCGACTGCACTTTTTTCAACGGTCTCTTCTACTAATGTATTTTCTTCTGACACGTTGTTCTCCTCCTTGATATTTTTTTCTACAACTGACAAATTTTCATCAATTGTGATTTCAGACGTTTCGCCTGAAGTTTTTAGGGTTTCGGAAACATCTTCGGATTTTTCCAGGTCTGTAACACCAATAAGTTTATTTAAAAGTGATTTGACAGTCATAGCCTTTTCTGCATCCTTTGTCTCTACGAAACCAATATTCTTCATGCTAATATCACATGAAGGACAGCTTGAATCATCAACTTCTGAGAGTCTGACTATTCCATCATTCTCACACCAGTAGACATTTTCAGTATCTGCTTTTGCAATTATACCATTAGTTTGAGAGTCTTTATCAAATTTTTCAATTGATACAACATTTGCAAATTGATTAGCTGGATTATCTACCAAAGATAGCTCCAGAAGTTCATAGTCTTTTATGACTCTAATAGTTTTATCAACATTTTCATCCCAAGAATTTTCTGAATCTTTGATTACTCCTCCAATAGAAAATGCTGAAAGAGTTCCATCAAGAACTTTCTCCCAGGTATCTTGTGCTCCCTTTGAAACATATGCATCTACATAGACAGCGTTATAAAGCTTATCTGTAGATTTATCAAAAAACTTTTCTTGTCTAAAATTAATTACTCTTCCAACTGCTAACGGTTGGTGCATTTCTCTAATATTTCCACGGAATGCTTCAAAGGCTTTTAAACTAACATCGATTGGAACAATGTCTGATTGCTTGTCAATGTTATCAAGCGTGGCAAAGCCAGAGACGATTCTACGTTCTGTATCTATTTTAGCAATTGGCATAGACAGGCTGATGTCGTTATTGTCAGACACCCAATTAGCTTTATTTAAAATACTCATATCCATCCAATTATACATGTAGTATATATAAGTTTACCACAGTATTGTGTTATGGTGTAGATCTTCCCTCTCCACCAGGATTTCTACCTGAGGTAGTAGCAGTTGAGTCAGACGATTGATTTGTTCTCTGTTGATCTCTTTGTCTTGTTCCAGACATTTGAGCATTTTGTTCTGATCTTTGTTGAGGGGTCATGACAACTGGAATGTCTCCTTGTGGAATTACTGGGAGTCCTAATCGAGGTCTGATATCATTAGGCACAACTACCTGTGCTCTTAAATATCTTTCGTCTATTTGTGACTGAGTGTTCTCATCTGTTAGCGTTAATTCATTGAACTTTAGTAAAAGAACATCTGTCTTCTCTTTTATAAGTTTATTAATTGTCTTTTCCAAGTTCTTTTGTGCTGGCCTTGCCACTTGTTCTTTAAAAGTTCTATCTGATACAAGAGCAGATGCAATAGAGCTTCCTGGATCTGAGCCAACTTTGGAAATTGGAACTTGATGAGCCATTAAGATATCATGAACATTAGAAGTTCTGTATTTATCAAATGATCCTTCTTGAATTCCATTTTCAACTGGTTCCATTTTAAATTCAACTTTATTGTCTGAACTATCTCCAGGAAGTGGGATATAAAGTGTTCTATGATTTTGTCCACGAAGACCAGATTGTAGGAATCTAAAGAGCTTATCCTCGCCATCTGAACTTAGCTTTGCACCCTTAAGGGTAACAATATATCTTGGAACAGCTTTATTTTCAAAATAATCAATATTATATCTTGCAGCAAGATTATCTCCCACCACAGAAGTTGCAGCAGACACTACGTCTGGAACACCATAGTAGGTATTCTTTGGACTATACTTTTTGATATGAATTAATTCATTTGGCCTTTGATCTGTTGTGACTGGATTGGCTGTTTTTTTATCTTGGAAGTTTTTAAAGTAAACTACTTTTTGATTTACAAGTTGAAGATAGCCATCTCTTAGCCTTCTTACACGAATAGTTGTTGCTGGAATATGTCCAATATATCCAATTTCTCCAGTATTTTTTCTTCCAACTTCAATGTATCCATTTCCAGTTGCTTCATAATCAATCATTGCTTTTTCAAGTACATGAGTAAAAGTGTCTTCATCATTAAGTTCTTCTAACCAAGCAGTTAGATCTGTCTTGGTTCTTTCAACTTTTCTTTGTGCCCGAACTCTTTGATTAACATCTTCGATTTCTTCAATTCTATATTTAACAATATCTGACATAACAAAACTATATCCAAGACCTACTGTATTTGCAACCTTTGCATTAATAGCAGCATGGTTTGCAAAAGAGTTGTCGAAAAAGAATGCAAGTTCATCAAGATTGTAGGGGGGAATTACTACATCAAAAAGTCCATAAGCAGTTGTGATATCTTGTTCTGGAAATAGTTGCTTTGATTTTGAGCCATCTTGACCAGCATAGGCCTTGCTCATTCTTGTAATTCTGCGTTTAAAGTTTGCATCAATACCATCAAAACTTTTTACATCATCAGCTTCAAGCATAAAATCATCTGTCTTATTCGCTGTTGGCTTATTCTTGTCCAAGTTGTCAAGTCTGGCAATTAAATTGTCATTATTCTCCATGAGTTTTTAATCCTTTGGCCGCGTCTTTAAAAGCACCAGTGTCAAATTCACTTGGAATTAACCCTTGCCTCATTCTGTCAATCTGTACAGAATGCTCTTCATCTGTAATTCTTGTTATTCCTGGCATAAATGCCGCCTTTCCTTCTCCAGCACCATAATGTGCTGCGGCTTGTGTAATTCTGTTAATACAATCTAAATCATATTTTCTGGCTGGGATATTCATGAAATTGCCTTCGCCATCTCCAAATATTTTTCCATCTACTGTCTTCCATACATATAAGCCATATTCGGAATCGTTCTCTACTACTCTTACTTTTGGCTTATTTGGTAACTTGCCTAACGCTTTTCCATATTCCATGACAATATTGTACCATAAAATATTACTTACACCAAATAACTGGTCCAAGCTATGTCATTTAGTATCACAATTGAATCAGTACTGACGCTAATGGAGCTATTGTCAGAAACTGTCCCCGATGACAGGCCTGCATAAACATTGAAAATACCTTCTCCATCTAATGAAAGCACTACAATTTCAAGTGACCTTTCATCTAGGACATGTGTCCAGGTTGCCGAAGCTGACCAATAATCCCACAACTCATCATCAACAAAGTTCCACTTATCATAAGCAATCAATAGTTGCTTGGGTGAGTCTAACTCCATAAAGCTAGCAACATTGTCTATCTTGACTCCAGCATATACTTCAAGTTGAGCAATAATTCCATCAAGATTCATAGAATTTTCTTGTAAGGAAACTACAATACAATTCCAAGCAAGGGGTTCCACAACGATATCACTTACAAGTTTTCCATTTAAAAATAATTTTGCAGTAATAAACTGTTTTCCAGTATTGGAATCATAAATATGTAGGAATGCCCTCTTGCTGTCATTTTCTGGAACCAACACAATCTCATAATTATTGTTTGAACTGAATATCTTTCCAACTACCCTTCTTTCTAAAAATAGGGCATCTTCGTCAAACATTAAAAACATTTGGAATCCTACAAGACTTTGCCCCAATTTTAGACTTTCATTAATTGGAATTGATATTCCCTTTAATAGGTCTCCATCGGGCTGTGGCAGAACCTCCACTCCAGAGTCTCCCGATAGGTATAGGTAGGGAGACGACTCTGTGTCAATTACTACGGGAATATTTCTTTTATAAACATGCTGGTCTTCATTTTTTGCTATTGGATAAAATTTTCCTGTTGCTGGAGTATTTATTGAATAGAATTCTCCCTCATTAAATGATAGTGCTGACAACCCCATATTTTTAATTCTTACGTTTTCTGTATTTATACCCTTAGAAGATATTTCAATATGAATAGTTATGTAGTAATTGGTGAATCCAGATATATCTTTTGGTGGATAGATTATTGTTCCATCATTAATTTCAAACTTTGTATTATTAGTTCCTGTAACTTCTCCTAAATCTAGTACCCGATTTAATCCAACGACTTCATTATTTGTATATGTACTATATGTAAAATCTCCTATTTGAGAAATTTCTTGCATAGTTATGTAAACTCTTGTTGATAGTGAATCTTGAAATAATGAAGAGTTTAGATTGTATTTTGAGAATACTGAAGTTGGAGAATCTATATTAAATTGAATTAGATCTAAATCATATTTTAGTTCCCCGTTTGATTGCACAATATCTTTTCCGAAGTATGAAAGCGGTATTGAATTTTCCCAATATCCAGATGCCCCAATATCTAAAAACATTGAAGTATTACTTGTTTTTGGAAGTAAAGTATACGATCCAATATAGTTGAACATGTTAGAGAAAGAATTTTGAAATGCGAAACCACTTGAGTCGAATATTTCTAAAACATCGTTGTCAGTAAAGAAATCATTATTCATTGTTAAAGAAAATATTTTTCCCAAGAACGTGTCGTTTTGATTTCCTGCAAAATTAAGAGAAAGCATATTCGTATTTGAAAAGAATGTCCCTACCGTATCTCCATAATTTTGGGCCATCTTATCAAGATTAATTCCAGCCACAAAGTAACCGTCTACATCTAAGGACTCTGTTTTTAGTACCGTATCATTAAATTTATAGTGTACACTTCCAGAATTAATAAATATTTCAAAGTTATTCGTATCAATACTATTTGAGATATATAGCAAAGACTGTCTTTTATCAACATCTCCAGATGCTCTTAATATAGAGAATACCGACCTTGTTATAGAACTTGTTCTATTCAGTTGTGAGAAATAAATTGTTCCATAGGACTCGCTATCTATATAACTTCCATCTGGATCCATATAAATAAATGGATAGTCTTCATCCTGTATCAGGTAATTTTCACTATAAAAATTTGAATGGATTAAAGACTTTTCATATTCAGATATTCCAGTTTCATTATTAAATATAATTTGTGGAAGTTCGTAGCTTGGTAAAGATATTCCTTCAGAGTTGGCAATTATGTTGTTATAAAATCCATCATCCCATCTAGTCCTATCTGGGTATCTAATAGTGGAACTATATCCAGAGAATGGGAAGTCTATATATGAAAGAGTTCCATTGTTTGCGGCTACAATGTTTTCCTGCTCCTGAACTCCTTGTCCAAAGACATATCTTTTCTTTGCAACTTGTTCGGCAACAACATATGGGAATATTGAGAAACAGTCAATTTCATAAATATAAATGTTTTCACTTGTATAGAATCCTAGAAAGTCCTCTTCTTCTACAGTAAATGTTTCAATATTCAAAGAATCGATTGCAATAGAGATAACTTTTTCACCATTAATCATTAAGAATATCTCTGTTGGGCTCTGACAAAAATGAACCAGCATCGGCCTATACCATTTTCCAATAAAATATGACTTAGTATATTTCCCAACATTTATGCTTATAAAATCTCGATCTACATAAATTCCATCATTCGATGTAAGTGGTCCAAAGATTTTTTCTTTGCTTGTTGTTTCGGGACTTATTCTTAACCAGAATTCTGTTGTGAGAGTTTTATTATATCCAGTTTTATTTAAAAATCCTTTTCCTGGAAAAATTAAAGATGGCATTGGTATAGAAAGACTGGATAGTTCTTGCCTTGCAGTTAATTTTACATTTCCACTTGACCCATATACCATTGGAATTCCTGACAAGGCTGCAAGCAGAGAGTTGTTTATGGCAACAATATATCCAGAATCTAACTCATTGTTGAACCCATACGGGTCCAATGGGACATAATTTATATCTAAAGATCCTGAGTATCCTAAAAGATTTTCTATATTCAATGGTAATGATTGTGGGAAAATTCCAGTACTCTCTGAATTATGTGGCTCTGACCATTGACCAACGGATAGTCCATTAAAATATAAAGATGCCTCGTCTTCTAATGCATCAACGTCTGGATTAAAATTAACTCTTATAAATGGAACGAAAGCATCGTTGTCAAGAGTGTCTATTGTATAAGAAATTTTTTCCCAATTATTTATTTTCAATTCTGAATATCTTTTATAATGCTCTTCTCCGTCAACAATAAATCCTATATCTAAATATAAAATTAAAGTTGATGCTGGAACATATACAAAATTAGAAACACATATACTTCCTTTTTCTAAATCAAGTTCTCCAGACATTACTGAGGCAGATAATGACAAGGTGAACTCTTTAGGACTATCTGTAGAAAGATATATCTTATTGACAGCCAAGTTGTCAAAAGGGTATCCAGACAATGTAAATATAGCAGAAGAACTTGTTGCATTGTCAAAAGTCCAATTAGATACTGATATATCTTTTTCTAATTCAGAGATTAAAGAGACAAAATAGTTTTGTTCATCCATAGACCAGGTGGCTACAGAATGTTCTGCGTAGACCCTTGAAGCATAAAGATTTGAACGTGTATAAGACATAGATTACCTCTATGTCTATTTTATCATAGGCTAGCTTGTGATGTCGACAATATCGCAAGCCCCAGCCACACAACTAAGCTCTTGGCTACCCGTAGTTCCATCTGTTGTTTCATATAAAGAAAGCATTTCCCATTGAATTGGGTCTGGCATATCTTTTACCATTTTCTCATACTCTTCCTTTGAGATTTCTTGATAAGGAGCTTGCTTATAAGAATGCTCTACCGCTGGAAGAAAAGAAACTCCTCCAATTGAATCAAAGTTGTCAAATACCCAAGCACCAACACGCATCCACTCGTCCTCTTCAACATTGATAGTAACACTTGGATTATGCTCTGTCCAGTGTGTCCTATAAGTTTTCCACATTTCAAGATGATCAATTGCAGTCAAATCTTTTGTAACAACTGCATTCTTTGGAGCCTTAATTGGAAAATAGAATACAGTAGTCATGTCTGGCTTCATTACATCTGGCTCAGACGGGATTCCAGACTCCTTTAGGAACTGAGTTAACGGATCTTTGTTGTCAGCCCTAACACTTCTCATATAGTATTCTGAATGCCACGGGTGGATACCAGAGGACACTCCTGTGAGCTGGGAGACTGTCCCTGACGGCTTTACACAAGTAATTGATACTGAAGGATTAATCTTTAAAGAGTTTGCTTCTTTTTCATTTACTGAAACAGATAGATGTCTCATTTCATCAAGAAGTGCTTCAAGAGCTTTTCCATTTGTAGAAGTTATTTTATTTCCATAAATACCTGTTAAAGATACTCCAAGAAGTCTTTCTTCTTCACAATTATCTCTCCATGCTTTTCTAATATACTTGAAATTAGTCAAGGTAGACTGCCACGTTCCAAGGATAGTGGCAAGTCTTACTTTTTCAAGCAAAGTTTCCCTTGTATCTAATGCACTAATTACAACTTCTGTAAGGTTGCAAAATTCGGAAGGGCGCAATAAGATTTCTCCACAAGGATTTGTTCCTGCAACGAGGCTAGAATCTCTCCGACCAAATGAGTCAATATGCTTACGAACTGAATCTATATTGTAAATTCCACGTTCTCCAGATTTTGATTCATATAGATTTCTCCATTCACGAAGGAATTGAGCAGTGTTTGGCTTTGAATTATAAACAGCAGAGTTATTAGCAAGTGCTCTTTGAGAATTTACTTCCCACCATTGACCGCTCTTTGCCTTTGCCATTTCAAAGTCGTCAAGATTTGAAAGTGAAATTAATGCACTTCTACGAACTCCTCCAACAACAACTACTTCTCCAATTTTACACATGATGTCATGCGATTCAATTGATTTCAATTTTCTTCCTGCAGCCGCTTTAAAGGTTTCGATAGTAAATTTAAATAGATCAACTAGTGGTTCTGGTCCTGATGCACGTCCACCAAAAGTTTTTAGCCTGGCTCCTGCAGGGCGAACCTTGGAGACATCCCAGTTTGGAATTTGTCCTTGATACAAGAGTGCAACTAGTTCTTTATATGACTTTGCCCATCCAAGTTTAGAATCGTCAACAACAATAGTTGTGTCAGTATCAAAAAATGATTCAGAGACTACTGGCAATTCGTTTATATATTTTTGCTCAACGCTGAAGCCAACTCCAGTTCCGTTCATAAGAATGTACATGGCCTCGTCAAAGGCTCTGGGGCTGTCCACAGCAATAAAGGAGCAGTTATACGCTGCAATGTGGTCTCTTTCTAAAGCTGGCCCTGCGGTCATCAGTGCCCTCATAGACGGCATTATCTCATGATTAAGAATAGCATATCTTACTTCATCAAAAATCTTTGCATTTGGACTATATCCATAATTTAAAACTAAATGGTCTTTCATAAAGTTACAATATCTATTAACAGTCTCCTGCCAAGTTTCTCTACGATTTTCACTCTCTACCCACCTCGCATATCGTGATATTGCTATAAAATTTGAATATCCATCTATTAAAGATCCTTTTTCGTCAATCTTGTTCATTGTAAATCATTCCTTTTCTTTTTATTTTATTGTATTTTAAATCATAAAAATCTTTATTCTGGTAAAATTGGGGGTATATACATTGTACACCAATGTTGGAGGAGAAGCAAATGGAGCTAACAATTCAAGAAGTAAACTACTATAATAAGTTAGTAAGATATGGAAAGGCTAAAAGAATAGAATGTAAATTTGACAAAGATGATACTGTAATTTCTAAAGTAGATTCTAATGACAAAGTTTTCTTTTATTGTCTTGGATGTCATTCATCTTTTTATCCAGGAATTAATATAATGGGAAAAATTAAAGGATATATTTCTTTAGCTACTTCCTAAAAAGAAGTCTTGAGTTACTTGTTGGCTCTTGTATGAATTTTCTATCAACAGCTTTTCCATTCCCTGGCTTTTTAACCCTGTCTTTTACTGAGAAGGTGTCGAATACAGTTCCAGGCTTAAACTTAGAAACAATTCCTTGACCAATAGCCAAAGCATATATTTCTTCATCAATTTCTTTTGAGTCATTTGTTAAACTAATAATTAAAGTAGGGCATTTAAAATCTATTTCATATTCGTCTCTTGGCATTGACCTTTTTGCTAAAGTTCTGGTTTTAATGTCAGCCTTCAAACATTGATAATAAATCTTGTCAGCAAGATCTTCCAAGCCTTCTGTGTTATTGTAAAAATATGCTTGAAGTTTTTCCTCTTCTGGATACTCTCGAATAACTAAACTAATACAAATATCAGCATTTGCTTCGTGGACTGATATGTTGTGAACTGTTTCTTGTCTAATGTATTGCTTTAAAAACTCTTTAACTAAATTTGAATCTTCGTCACTCTTGATAAATAATTTTGCCATACTCTTATTATATCGCAAGTATCTGTTCAAATACTTCTTTCCAGTCCTGCCCTCTTTGTTTCATAGAGAATTGATTTGATACAATTTCATATGATTTAGTTCTTTCTTCCAGTCTTACTTTTGGATCTAACAATTCTTCCATATGTCCAAACCATTCGTATGGGGTATTAGCCACTCTTCCAACTCCAGCATCAGCAAGCAGTTGATATTCGGGTAGTCCTCCAGATGCGATAAATGGTACACCTGACGCTGCATATTCTAATCCTTTAAGGTTTGACTTTGCATGATTAAATGAAATATTGTTTAGTGGAACAATTCCAACATCAATTCTTCTATAAAGGTCTGGAACATTTCTCAAGGTTTGCATTGGCTCTACCGTGCATATTTTTTTATCAATTCCAATTTGCTTAGCAGCAGTAGGAGCTCCTATGATATTTCCAGCATGATGAAATTTTAAATGTCTTTGTTTTAAGAATTCTCCAAAGAATGGATTAAGAGTTTCAAGATCTCCAGACCTCCAAGGGGTTGCTCCAACCCATCCAAACGTAGGTAGTCGACCATTATGGTCTTTTCTTATTTTCCATCTTTCAATATCAATACCATTTCTAACTATAAAAATTGGTTTTTCTGGATATTTATTTTTATACCAATCATAAAGAAATGGGGTAGATGTAATAAGTGCATCTGCTTGTTCAATAATAGCAATATAATGATCTCTATTATTATTTGGATTTGAATCGGGATGAGTTAATTTATATGCAAGATTTGTTTCATCAAGCCCTTCCATATGGTCATCAATATCAATAACTATTTTTTGACCAAATTCTCTTGCCTGTCTAACTTGTTCTACACATCTTTCAAGCATTATAAGTTTTAAAACAACAATGTCCCAACCATGAATAGCTTTTTCATCTGGAATTAATATTCCAAATCCATTATCGGGATTGAATCCTGGTAATCCAATACCAGATTCCCAGCCAAGCTCCTTCAGTTGCTTCATTGGTAAATAGCATCTATACCAAGCACAACCGTTTGGTTGTAATGGTTTGAAGCCAAATGTCCAATCGTAAGTTAGAAAAGCAACTGCAGGAGGTGGCATGGTTATATATTTTTTACTTTACGCCAACACCGTAATCGGTATCTTTTGGATTTAGGAATCTAAAGACTACCCAAACTGCTGCAGATACTCCAGCATTTACTAATGTTTTTACTGAATCTGAATCTAATGCAAATACATCTGCTCCAAGTGCCACGAATTGTGTCAAAAGGGCGATGAGTAATGCATTTAATGCGGATTGTAAAATTTTCTTATCTAGTACCATATTAATTCTCCTATCGATAGTACTTATAAATATTATATCTTATTCATTGTAAATTGTCAACTAATTTGATGATAAATCATATAGAGTTTCTTCTGTAATATCATACGGTACTGTCATAGTTTATCCTTAGTGCTTAATTATAAAGTTAACAACAGTAGATGGTTGCATGTTATTGTGTGGTGCATTGCTACCTGTACTTCCAGTACTAGGTTGATAATTACCTATGCCAGTAGGAACTACGCCCGAATTTCCACTACCTGAGCCAAATACAATCTGTCCAGGATGAGTGTGACTTGGCATTTCTGAAGTTATAAGAGTATGAGTTTCAGAATCGAATACTTTACCCAAAGCACGAGGGGTTAGGTTTGCGCTATCAGCAACGTTTCTACCAGTACCAACACCGATAGGCGCACGACCACGAAGGTCAGGTAGGCGGAAGTGGGTAGTACCTGCAGCACCAGCGCCATTAGTTCTAATACCATAGGTAGTTCCAAGTAGGGTATTTAGCGCACCGTAGGCAGCAACTGCTTTTTCAGAACCATCACAATACAACCATCCACTAGGAGGATCTGGTGGATTTACAGCGTACATAACCATAGTTCCAACAGGAGTAGAGGCTGGGATAGTTACATCTACGATTGTATTTAACTGAGTTTGGATAGCAGAAGTTACACCGTCTACATAAGCAAGTTCAGTAGCAGTGATAGTGCCAATGGAAGTCGTAGCAGGTAGGACAACTGTTCCAGTTACCGTAGCGGCGTTGATTGTAGGGTTTGTTAAAGTCTTATTGGTCAAAGATTCGGTACCAGCAAGGGTAGCAAAATTATTATCAGATAACGCTGTGTTAAATTGAGTAGTTGTGCCAGTAAGTGTATTGCTTGTTAGGTTAACCGTTTTATTTGTAAGAACTTGAGATGTTCCAGTTCCTACTAGCGAGTTTCCTAGTCCAACCCCATGCGTATCAGACGTAGCTCCAGTATGACCAACTATTTGTCCATCTACTGAAGTTATTCTTGAATCAAAATCTACAAGATTTGCATGAAGACTTACATTTCCAGTAGCATTTCCATCAGATGAGTCTCCATAATAAAACCACTCTAATGCGTTTTGAATATCTGCATTATCTGATAACTGTGGGACATAGGTATCAAATGTGTCATCATCAAATCCCTTGCTTGCACTAATTTTTTCTGCCACCTTAAGTACCTACTCCAGCTGTTATATATAAATTTATTGGGGTAGCAGATGTTGATATTAAAGAAGTTGTTCCATAAGAAAATTCTGCCCCTTTTAATTCTGCAATAAATGTTGTTATATCATCAACATCTGTTATTTCTTTATTTGATATAGAAATAAATGCTGGATTAGCAAGTTCTGCTGTTGCCTGAATAAGAATTATATTAGCATCCAGACCAACTGGAGCATTTGGATAAAAATCAACAAGTGGTATTGATATAGATCCCGATCCTGCAGAAAAATCTACTAATTTTTTAATGCTATAAGATATTGGTTGAAATTTTAAGACTGATTGCCAAGAACTTCCGCCTGGAACTGCATTAAGTTTATAAACAACTCCGTAATTACCACCAAGTCTTCTATTGATATATAGATCATTCACTCTTGCATAAATAAGACTTGAAGCATTTTCTGATGGAGGACCAATTCCAGTATAAAATTCAGAACCTCTGCTGCCTGTCGGACCAATGTCAACGCTGACAGATATTGATGCTGGAGGTCCAATTACAACTAAGTCTTGTCCAGATATGACTGTATCAATTGCCATGTTATGACGGCCTTGCTACGTCTTGGGTCACACTTATTGTTCCTGTTAACAGAGTAAATAATTTTCCATAAGAAGGGGATGAAACATTTGTATTTTCAATTTCTAAGTCATATAGGTATGTGGCATTCGTAAGATTTCTACCGCCATCTGGGAGAATTGTACAAGAAACATATTCATTATCAACAGTTACTGCTAATAGTTCTAATACATCTTCTGATGACAAGACTGCGGCAGAAGCAGATCCTCTTGCAGTTGCAATAACAAAGTTTGGCTCATAATCTTCAAGATTATCAAATACTCCACCAGTAGAATTTTTTGGGTATACAAAAAACTCGAAGGTATCGCCTGCGTAATAATTGAAGTTATAAGTACCTGGAAATGCCATAGTTAATCACCTTTTAATATTATACCAGATTTATTTTATATTGAAGAATGTCTTAATTCCCAAACTAGCAATCCTTCATTCCATACATAATGATCTCCATTAGAAATGTCTTCAACCTGTGGCATTGGAGATGGAGGATACCATTGATAAATATTTTCATCTAATAACCAAGATTTAAAAGGTTGTTGAGGAATAAATACATCTTTTATTTCATCATAG